GGATATAATAGTGAAAAAGGTGGAGATATCTACGTGTTAGATAGACCGTGGCCACGAATGTTTGAATTAGATGATCCTCGTCTTATAAGTGTTAAGACAAGAATCGAGGCGTTAAATAAAAAAATACTATAAATAGTATTACTATAAATAGTATTTTGAACTTACTAAAAGGGTTTACTAAAATGTCACCTACTAAAGATCACATAGACCAGAATAACAGATTAGGGCGAATCGAGAAAAAGCTAGATCAAATGACAGAAGCAATTGTAACAATTGCCCGAGTAGAAGAGAGGATTACGGTATTGGCAAAATATGGAGAACAACAGGGTTCACAAATATTAAAAATTGTTGAACGCTTGGAAGCACTTGAGCAAAAGGTGAGCTCAAACGAAATCATTGTTAATGTTATAAACAAACTGTTCTGGATTGTACTCACTGGCATCGTCGGCGGGGTCACCGGAATGTACTTAATGCAATAGGAGATATAAAAATGAAACTCTATGATATAAACACTCAGGACCTTGCGCAGGTAGTACAAGGCATTCTTGAAGGTAAAAGGGAAGTAAAAGAAATGGAAATGAAGTATCCACACGATATGTTCGATCCTAAGACTGGAAAGAAAGAAGTAGCTAATGATGAAGCTGAGCATAAAACTCTTGCTGCTAAAGGTTACACACACGAAGCTCCAGAAGAAAACGTTGCAGGCCCTGCTGATGGTGACAACGAGAAAAATCTTAAGAAAGTTAAAGATGCTCATCCTGTTAAGAAAACTGATCTAACTGTAGAAGAAAATGAAGCACTTTATGACGAAGCATTAGCTATCCATGAAGCTCGTCAGCTTAAAGATCCTAAGACTGAAGTATTAGTTGTTAAGAATGGCAAGGTTAAAGTAATCAATAAGACAGACGTTAAGAAATTCATGGCCAAAGGTTATGAGTTAGCTGAAGATAACGATATGGACGAAGCTGAACAATCGGCTAAGCAAAAGAAATATCAAGCATTCTTCCAGAAAGCTCTGAAGAAGTTTGGTGCTGATTCACCGTCTGAATTAAAAGGCGATAAGAAAAAAGAGTTCTTTGATTATGTAGATGCTAACTACGAGGCTGAGAACGAAGCTGATTAAGTCTTAGTATATATACTATATGATGAAAATATTTGACGAACTTACACATAGAAACTTTGAATTTTTTGCGATGCAGCATTACAATAATACTGAATGCTGCGATATTGAAGAGTTTAAAGAGGACTTGGCCCGATTCAAGTATCTTAAAAGATTGTTTAGACGATATGAAGTCCATAATGATTTGCAAGGGCGTTTAATACTTAATCACATAATAGTAATATATAATGTCTTCGGAATAGAAGCAGCTAATCGTATGATGTGGTTTAAGATAGATGAAGAGCATTATCACCATCTTAAACCGTTTTTAATCTTTCTGAATTACTTAGATGTAAGTGAAAAGGTTGAAATTAAAATGGATCAAAATATAATTAACGTATTAAGGAACATATAATGCAAAATGTAAACGAAAATGTTGTGTCGAGAACGGCCGATTTGTTTTATGCGTTTAGATTTCTTAAAATGTTGGTAACTCCATGGAATAAACTACCAGCATACGAATTAGAGTTGATAGACGATAAGGGTAAGGTTTTAAAAAAACCAAAGACGAATGAAGAAAAGGCTGCTTATACAGTATTTCATCGCTTAGTGTTTAATATTAAAAGATTACTAAGTAAGCTACCATTTGGTCAAACTAAACTTGCTTCTTATGCTACAGCGCTGTTTCTTATTAAAGAACACACAGGTATACCTGAATCTAAGCTTAGACAAATATTAGAAAAAATAACTGGCGAAAAGATTAGTGATCAGTATTTCAACGAAAATAAATGGTTTGAAAATGATAGTGGAATAAATCCTGGCACATATACGCTAGTTGAAGATGCTATATCACCAGTAACAGGTGATGTAATAGCATTAAAAAATACTAAGATTGAGATAAGTGAAAAGACTGCACCTCATTCTATACTGTTTGGTAAGAACATTTATAAGGTTAACCATATAGCAACAAATCAAGTAATTTATATATCTAATGGAGATATCAAACGATGACTAACTTTGAACAATGGCTTAAAGCCGCTAATGAACAAATGGGTGTAGATGCAGTAGCAACAAACCCTCAACCAATTGGCGATAAGAAAAAAAAGCAATATGATGGTCGCACTAAAGAAGGTAGAAAGTTTGTTGAACGCATTAATGCTAGAAAAGCGGCGAGGGAAACCAAAAAAGAGACAAAATAATGAATAAAGAAGAGGTTAAGGCAAGAGATAAAATAGTATCTTCTTTCACAGCTAAGTGGAAATATAGATACGATAAAGAGCAATATGGCATGGCTGATGCCTGGAAAATCATTTACTCAGAAGATGCAAAAGGAAAGTTTGTAGGTGATTGTGAAGACTATGCGTTGTCTATTTTATATAGACTGTGCGGCGAAAGTCATTTAAAAATGTGGTGGATGTTAATTACACATCAGGCTGGTATTTGTTTGGTTGGTCCAAGCAAAAGTAAAGTATCACATGCAGTACTAAGATATAAAGGCGATTACGTTGATAACTGGACTAAGAAATTTGGTCCTAAATCTGCAATTGAAAAGAATCATACATTCCATTGGTTGTGGGGTCACGGGTTTGCATTTCAGACTGCAGTTAAAATGTTAATAAGTAAAGTAGCGAGGGAAACCAAAAAAGAGGCAAAATAAATTATGTCAAAAATATTGATTGGAGTGATTGTTATTATGGGTTTGGGAGGATATTTCCTCTATAATAAAAATGTTGAGTTGCAAAAACTCAATGCTGCCTTTGAGGTAAGAGATGCCGAACAAAGAGCAACAATTAAAGCCGTACAAGACAACCTAGAAAAAACATCTAAAGCACTGACTGGTCTTCAGGTCAAAAATCAACAGTATGAATCACAAATGGCAGAGTATCTTGATATCTTTGCGCGGCATAACGTTGCCAAGATAGCAAGTGCAAAACCAGGTATGGTAGAAAAGCGTGCAAATAATAGAACAAAGGAGGTATTCGATGCGATTGAAAGCGATAGCAAGCGTATTAGTTCTCTTAATGATTAGTGGTTGTTCTTTACTAGGAACAAAAGAAGTAGAAATAATTACCAAGCCAATTGAATTGGATATAGTACAACCGGTTCTTCCTCGTCCATTGAATTTAAAAGAGCCAAAGTGGTATGTAGTTTCTGATGCTAAGATCATTGAGGAATGCATTAAGAATCCAGAGACAAAAGAAAGAGATTGTAAGCTTGGTAAGGAAGATCTATATCCTGAAGGATATACATATCTAGATAGATTTATCGATGATATCAAAAAGAAACACGGGGGTGATATTGTGTTTGTAGCTATGAGCGTGCAGGACTATAAACATATGGCATATAATACACAAGAGATTAAAAGATACATAAACCAATTAGGTGAAGTAATAGTCTATTACCGAAACGTAACAATTAACGATAAAGAAGCCGCCGACCGGCGGAAATCAAAGTAGAGGAAAATAAATGGCAATCCCAAAAACACATAGTGATCGAGCCTGCGCTGCAGCACGTTTAGCTGCATGGTCATACATCGATGATAAAGAAGCAAGAGATCAATTAATTCAAAACGAATTTGGTAAGAAAATTAAGTCACGCCTTATTTCTATTAATAGTGCTGAATGTTTGATTACACGTATGAATGGCCAATTGTGGATTGCATTTAGAGGTACTCAACCAAATCAACTAAACGATATTAAAGCTGACCTTGATTTCTTTAGAGAAAAATCACAATCAGCTGGTATGGTTCATGGCGGTTTTAAAGATGAGATTGCCGAGCTATGGGATGAAGTTGTAAAGGAATTACAACGTAACTGTAAACGAGATAAGCCACGCGATGTATATTTCTGTGGTCATTCTCTTGGTGGTGCAATCGCAACAATTGCTGCATCTCGTTATCAATTGGCAGAAGGACTCTTTACATTTGGTTCTCCTCGTGTTGGTGGTAAACTATTTGTTAGTACATGTGAAGTACCTCATTATCGTTTTGTGAATAACAACGATCTAGTGTCTAAAGTACCACCTGCTATCCTAGGATTTAAGCACGATGGTGTTGAAATGTACTTTAATAGTAAAGAAAATCTTGCATTAGGTTATACCCTCTGGCAAGATATGTGGGATCTTGTAAAAGGATTTGGTTCAGCTTGGTCTCAATTTAAATTTTTCGACGGATTAACAGATCACAATATGGACGGTTATATATATTTAGTAGATAAAAATAAAGAGGAAATCGAAAAATGCACTGGTTAGTAATATTAGCACTTAAATCGATTCTTTCTAGTATCATTGGTAGTTCTTTCTATCATTGGTTTCAAGATACGAAAGGTGGTATCTGGTTTCAAAAGAAAGTTGACCAATATATGGAATACTTCGCCGAGAAGTATAATCTCGAATTAGCTAAGAAAGATGCTAAGTTTCGTAAAAAGTTTCCCTTACAGGCCGATCGGCTAGACGCGTTAGAGGAAGATCTTGGTATTCTATGGGCTCTACCAACAGTTCGAAAAGAGCTGTCTAAACACCTTACTACACAATTGGAGAATATCGCGCCTAGTGGCGAAATGCCCATTTGGGTAGAAAAAAGAATTAAAAAGTAGTTTACTTTTATTGTATATTGTGTTATAATATACATCTAAAACAAATTAACAGGATCATTATATGTCTTTTAATGTCACTAAGAGAGATGGCACTAGCCAACCGTTCGATCTAGAAAAGGTACATCGAGTACTCGAATGGGCTACAGATGGTGTAACTGGTGTCTCCGTATCTGAGATAGAGCTTAAGGCTAACATACAGTTATATGATAAAATTCCAGCTTATGATATTCATGAGCTTCTTATTAAGAGTGCTGCCGAATTAATCACTGACTCTACTCCAAATTATCAATATGTTGCTGCCCGTCTCATTAACTATAAACTACGTAAAGATGTATATGGCTCATTCGAACCATGGGCTCTTAAACGTTTAATTATCGAAAATGTAAGCCGTGGAGTATATGACGGCGCTATCATGGAAAACTATGATCCAGATGAGATTGACGAGCTAGATGCTTATATTAAACATGATCGTGATAATACGTTTACTTATGCCGGTATGGAGCAATTCCGAGGTAAGTACCTTGTACAAGATCGTAGATCGAAGCAACATTATGAAACACCTCAAATGTTGTATATGATGGTTGCTGCTACGCTCTTTATTAACTATCCAAAAGAAACAAGAATAAAGTATGTTAAGGACTACTATGATGCAATTTCTCAATTCTTTATATCACTCCCAACCCCTATCATGGCTGGTGTTCGAACTTCAACCCGTCAGTTCTCAAGCTGTGTGCTTATTGAATCCGGCGATTCTCTTGATAGCATTAACGCAACTTCAACAAGCATTGTAAAATATATCTCTAAGAAAGCAGGTATTGGTATTGGTGCAGGCGCTATTAGAGCAGCAGGTGCAAGAGTTGGTGATGGTTCGGTAGTACATACAGGTTTGATTCCATTCCTGAAGTATTTCCAATCAGCAGTTAAGTCTTGTTCTCAAGGTGGTGTTCGTGGTGGTGCAGCTACAGTCTATCTACCAATCTGGCACTATGAGTTTGAAGATCTAGTTGTATTGAAGAACAATAAAGGTACTGAAGAGAATCGTGTACGTCACATGGACTATACATTCCAATTAAATAAACTGATGTATGAACGTCTATTGACTGGTGGTAACATTACATTCTTCGATCCGAATGATGTTCCTGGTCTATATGATTCATTCTTTGCAGACCAAGATAAGTTTAAAGAGTTATACGAAAAGTATGAACGTAAGACTTCTATTCGTAAAAAGTCTATGCCAGCTCTTGATGCATTCCAAAATCTACTGAGTGAACGTAAAGATACCGGTAGAATATATATAATGAATGTTGATCATGCAAACGATCATGGTGCATTTGATCCTAAGAAAGCTCCTATTCGTATGAGTAATCTCTGTTGTGAAATTGATCTACCAACTAAACCTCTTAGTTCAGCAGATGATGAAGAAGGTGAAATCTCTTTGTGTACTTTATCTGCAATTAACTGGGGTTTGATTAACCACCCATCGGAGTTTGAAAAGTACTGTGATCTAGCTGTAAGATCTCTTGATGAACTATTAGACTATCAAGATTATCCTATCAAAGCGGCTGAGTTTTCAACAATGAATCGTCGTCCACTTGGTATTGGTATTATCAACCTTGCATACTTCTTGGCTAAACGTGGATTGAAGTATGATGATGGTGCATTTACTACAGTTGATGAATATGCTGAAGCATGGTCATATTATCTTATTAAAGCTTCTGCAGATATCGCGAAAGAAAAAGGTGCAATTCCTTTAAATAATGAGACAAAATATGCTGGTGGAGTTCTCCCGATTGATACATATAAGGAAGCAGTAGATAATTTAGTTAAACATAAAGAAAGAAAACCGTGGAAAAGCTTACGCAACCAGCTTCAAAAAACAGGAATTCGTAATTCCACACTTATGGCTCTTATGCCAGCTGAAACATCAGCGCAAATAAGCAATAGTACTAATGGTATTGAACCACCAAGAGCATTAGTATCATACAAGCAGTCAAAAGATGGAGTAATGGCTCAGGTCGTACCTGGTTATCATCATCTAAAAAATAAATATGATCTTCTGTGGGAACAAGAGTCTCCAGACGGTTATCTAAAAATCTGTGCTATTCTACAGAAATATATAGATCAAGGGATTAGTGTGAATACTTCATACAATCCTGAGTTCTTTGAAGATAGTAAAGTACCTATGTCAGAAATGGTAACTGATCTTGTGACTGCATACAAGTATGGGATTAAGCAATTGTATTACTTCAATACCTATGATGGTGCTGGTGAAATGGCAGATAAAGATATGGATTGCTTCTCGTGCAAGATTTAAATCGGGTGGATCCCGACACAAGACAAACAATGGATAACATTAAATAAGAGTTGCAAAATATGAGTAGAACAAACGGTACAAAGTCGCACCTAACAAAAATGATGTTTTTGGACGAACCAGTTGATATTGCAAGATATGATACTGTTAAGTACCCTAACATCGATAAGATTACTGATAAGCAATTAGGTTTCTTTTGGAGGCCGGAAGAAGTAGATGTATCAAAAGATAAGAAAGACTTTGATAGTTTAGATGAACATGAACAACATATCTTTACAAGTAACCTAAAGAGACAGATCCTATTAGATTCAGTTCAAGGTAGAGAACCATTAGAATCATTCTTACCAGTGTGTTCGTTACCTGAAGTAGAGACTTGGATTACTACATGGGCCTTCTTTGAAACAATTCATAGTCGTTCATATACACATATCATTCGTAATATATATCCGGCTCCTTCGATCGTATTTAATACGATAATGAATAACTCTGAGATTATAGACTGTGCTGCAGATATAAGTAAATACTATGATGATCTAACTGAAGCGAATGGTCAGTCTGTAGATTTATATGAACATAAGAAAAAGATATGGTTAGCTCTTATGAGTGCTAATGCTTTAGAAGGTATTCGATTCTATGTATCGTTTGCATGTTCATGGGCATTTGCTGAATTGAAGAAAATGGAAGGTAACGCAAAGATTATTAAGTTTATCGCAAGGGATGAGAATGTTCACCTTGCTGGTACTACAATAATGATTAAGAGTCTATTAAAAGAAGACCCTGATTATGCAAAGATACAAGCAGAAACAAAAGAAGAAGTTGAGAAGCTTTTTGTTGATGTAATTGAGCAAGAAAAACAATGGGCACATTATCTATTTAAAGATGGATCAATGATTGGCCTTAACGAAAAATTATTATGTGACTATGTAGAATGGATTGGTACGAAAAGAATGAGAGCTTTAAGTATTCAATCACCATTCCATGTATCTAAAACCAATCCATTACCATGGACTGAAAAGTGGATCGGGGGTGGTAATGTACAAGTAGCACCACAAGAAACTGAAATCACTTCATATGTAACAGGTGGTGTAAAGAAAGATATGACAACAGACACATTAGCAGCATTGAGTTTATAGGAGAATATAATGAAAATAGAAATTTTTGGTAAAGAGCAATGTCCATTTTGTGTTCAAGCAATAACATTAGCAGAGCAGTTAGAAGAAAGCACTTATACATATAAGAAGTTAGGAAATGATTTTACACGAGAAGAGTTGTTTGAACAATTTCCAACAGCTAGAACATTTCCACAGATAAAAATAAATGGTGAAGTCGTCGGTAGTTTTGCCAATTTTAAAGAATTTATAAAGGATAAGATATGAGTGTAAAACAAATCGATTGCCCTATGTGTTACAATAAGTCTCGTGTATCGTGTGAAGAAGAAGATCCAAAATACTGTCCAATTTGTGGTGAACCAATTGAAGACAATCTTGAAGAGTTAAACTTTAATGACTAGTATATATAATACATGTGGTTATATAATGACAAAGAATGGATCCCGCCTGAAGGCTTTAGTTCTGACGACTATTACGGGTTTGTGTATCTCATAACAAATGAGAAGACGAATCAAAAGTATGTCGGTAAGAAATTCTTTTGGTTTAAGAAAACTCTAGGCATTACAAAAACTAGAAAGCGCAGAAAAAAGACCTTAGTTGAATCCGATTGGAAAACATACTTTGGTTCAAGTAATTCACTCAATGAAGAAATAAGCTCCAATGGCAGTGCCCATTTAAAACGAGAAATTATTCATTTGTGTAAAACAAAGGGAGAGTGCGCATACAAAGAGGCTAAGGAGCAGTTCGACAGGGATGTCCTTTTGACTGATGACTACTATAATGGCTTCATAGGATGTAAGATTGGTGCACCCTCAGTAAAAGGTTTAAAAAAATAGTTTACATTTACGATAAACTGTGTTATAATATATATTATATAAAGGTTTAAGCTATGTCAAACATAATACAATTTCCCACCTCGGAACGAGTAAGGCAAGTCCTTGATGAAAAGATCGATAATGTTATCAATAGAGAAGAACAGGCTGAAATTCAAAGAGAAGAGTGTGTTGAACTAGCACATTATTGTTTCCAACTAATAGATCAAGCTATAAGCGGTAATGAGTTTATAGATGGTTTCGAAAATATGGACTTCCTTGATTTAAGTAAACAAGAAGGTAGAGATATATCAGTGATTATCAATCTACTCGCTGCAACATTCTATCGTTATAAAGGTTTAGAACATCCATTCCAAGAAGATCTAGACATCAGTGACGCTAAGCTAGATACATTAATGGGTCCAGCTAATATAGCTACTGAAGCTGAATTAGAATTAGAATTACAAGAACTAGAAGAACTATTGAAAGAGAGTGAAGAAGATGATATTGATTGATTATAACCAAATTGCATTATCGAATATTATAGTGCAAAAGCTAAATGATGAAAATATGATAAGACACATGATATTGAATAGTATACGGGCATACAATAAGAAGTATCGAGATCAGTATGGTCAAATGGTCATTTGTTGTGATGGTATGAATACATGGAGAAAGCAATACTTTCCTCAGTATAAAGCAGCTCGTAAGAAGAATAGAGATGAACAGTCTGATACTGATTGGCCTGAAATCTTTCGTATTCTTAATCTAGTACGAGATGAAATCAAAGAGAATCTACCTTATAAGGTTATTCATCTAGAAGGTTGTGAAGCTGATGACGTGATTGGTGTACTTGCACTTGAAACACAAGAGTTCGGTAAAGATGAGCCAGTTAAAATCATCTCATCTGATAAAGACTTTATTCAATTGCATCGCTTTAAGAATGTATCTCAATTCAGTCCGATGCAAAAGAAAGAAGTAACTGATAAGAACCCACACATATATCGCTTCAATCATATCATGAAAGGTGATAGGGGTGATGGCATCCCTAATATCAAATCAGCTGATAATGTATTTGTTGAATCAATCCGACAGACACCAATAAGCGCTAAGCAACTACAAGAGTGGCTAGATAATACTGAGAGCTTAAAGGATGTATTAGGTGATGAGTTATACCGTAACTATCAGCGTAATAAAAAATTAATTGATTTAACCGAAATACCAGAAAACATCAGTGAAATGATTATAAATACTTTTAACAATAGTAAAAAACCAATGCAAATGAAAGCATTAAACTATTTAATTAAGAAACGATGTAATCTATTGATTGAAAGCGTAGAGGAATTTTATAACAATGGCTAAAGAACTAGTAATATCAACAATTCTTAAAGATCTTGCAGAAATTAAAACAGCAAAAGCTAAGAAAGCATATCTCATTAAGAATGAATCACGTCAACTCAAGACCTTCTTAAAAGGAGCGTTTGACAAATCACTCGAATTTAATTTACCGAAAGGCACACCCCCATATACTCCTAATAAAGATTCTAAAGCTGGCTTTGGTGCAGTATCAGCTGAGTTTCGTTTCTTTGCAAAAGGATATGATGGAGATCGTTTAGAGGCTGGTGTTCGTGAAGGCAAATTCATTAAAGTTTTGGAGACAGTATCTCCAGAAGAAGCAAAACTTATAGTTATGATGAAAGATAAAGAATTGGTTGGAAAATATAAGGGAGTAACAAAAAAATTAGTCTCTAATGCATTCCCAAATCTTATCGTAAAGTGATTCATTAACCAACCGTAATAAGGAGGATCCGAACTTAAATACCTATATGATGATCAATTAAAACTTTATGGAGGGCAAAATTCTATATGAGGTTACAAGAGATCGAACGGTTAAAGAAGGATAGGAATAAAGCAACATACTATCGTGCACGACTGTTAAAGAAAGGAAAGTCAGATAAAGCATTTAAAATGCAAAAGAAGATAGATTATCTTGACGAGTATATTGAAGAATTAAGGTATGTATCATAAGTAAGGAGGTGATTAAATCTAGAGTAACCCCTACAGTTTTTGTTGTAGGGGTTTACTTTTACTCAAAACTGTGTTATAATATACATTATGAATATATTTATTTTAGACAATGATCCTATATATGTTTGAAGATGCTGTAAAATCTTACCGTGCATTCTACCAAACTAAACAAGCAAGGTTCGATATGAAGTGGACCAAACGTAAACAACCGGAGTGGTTTCATGCCATTGTATGATTTTAAAAATTTAGAAACTGGTGAAGTAGAGACAAAGATGATGTCTGTTGCATCAATGGAAGAGTACGTCAAAGATCCTAATATTCAACAAGTACTATCAGCGCCAAAGGTTATAAGCGGCAATAAAAGTACTATCAGTCAAGCAACTGATGGATTTAATGATGTTCTCAAAGCTATTAAGAAAAACTCAGATCCTAAACGTTGTACAATAGATACAAAATGAATAAACCACAACGCTTACGTTTAGAACATTTAAAAACATTAGAGCCAGCTACGACGACTCAAGAAGAAGTATTTAAAGCTTATAGCGATGGGCAAAATTTAAGTATCTCTGGTGCTGCAGGAACAGGTAAAACTTTCATATCTTTATATCTAGCTTTAGTTGATGTAATGGATAAAGAGACACCCTATGAAAGAGTGATCATTGTTCGTTCAGCTGTACCTACAAGAGACATGGGATTTCTACCTGGAACTCAAGAAGAAAAAGAAGCAGCTTATACTGCACCATACGAAGTAATTGTTAATGATCTCTTTGATGACGGTGATGCATGGAATAAACTCACTCAAATTAAAACAATAGAGTTTATGACTACATCATATCTTCGTGGACAAACATTTAATAATGCTGTTGTAATTGTTGATGAATCACAAAACTGTAACTACCACGAGCTATGTTCTATTATAACTCGTATCGGTCGTGATGCTAAGTTTGTAATGTGTGGTGATTACTATCAATCAGACTTTACAAAGAATACCGAAAAGGAAGGCATTAATCAATTCATTAAGATACTTTCTCATATGACATCATTTGATATTATTGAGTTTGGATTTGAAGACATCATACGTAGTAGTCTCGTAAGAGATTTCATTATGACTAAAGAATTAGTCGATAGAGGTAAATTATGAAGTGGGAAGAGCAAGAATATGTAAGAGATTATGATAGTGAAGCAAGAAATTTAATAAGACCATTGAGCAATACACAGTGTTATGACTTATATGCGATCGTACTAAAAAAATTACAGATGTCTAATAGTATACGCAGAGATAAAGAATTAAAAGCTGTTAAGAAAGTGATTGAAAATCGTGACAATATTGATACGTATAGACTTAAATCTATAATAATTGGTCATAGTGAAATGTCACGAAACGCAAGACCTAAAGATGGACAAACAGACGTAAATAGAAAAAAGGTGTAATATGAAAAGCACAACAATGATGTATGTAGATAAGTTACTTCATACTTATTCAAATGATGATTCAAGTAAACGAGCTCAAGTATGGGAAAAGCATGATGCTAACAAAATCACGCATTATGGTTGCCGATACTATGAAAATCAAATCTTTGCATTCGATGAGTTCTATCCTAATAAAAGTATTCATTGGGCTGAATCTTGCGCTAATAACTGGGTTGAATGTATTAAGAAAAGATGAGTAAGCTTCAAGATTATGTACACGTTTATGATGATGTAATGACAAAAGAAACATGTGATCATTTAATATCTTTATATGATGCGGCAGAACCTAAGAAACACATGTTAACTGAGACCTATGATTTTCATGAAATTAATATGATGCAAAATCATGCGTTTAGAAATGTGAGTCAACAGTTTACTGGTTTAATGGGAGGAATATATGAGAAGTATTCTTCGCAATTTGAGTTTTTCCCTAGGACGAAAAATTTTGAGCAGCCTCGAATAAAAAGATACGAGCCGAATGAAAGTATATTTAGATGGCATTGTGATGCTACAACAAAAGAGTCTTATAACAGATTACTTGTAATGTTTTTCTATTTAAATGATGTGGAAGAAGGCGGAGAAACTAGATTTAGATTTGAACCATCGATGCAAGAAATTTCAATTAAACCAAAGGCTGGTTCAGTAGTATGTTTTCCACCTACTTGGCAATATCCTCATTGTGGCAGTACACCAATATCAGGACCAAAGTATGTCATATCAAGTTATGCTTGGATATAAAGACGTGACCCATTATAACAAAACAGTCTAATAAAACCGTGTACATATCTAAATACCTGTGTTATAATAGCTATATAAATTAATGGAACAGGACTTATATTATGACTACAACAAGAGTATTATTTGATCACGATAAACAAGCTGATTATGATTTTGACACTTCTGTAGAAATTTTAAGAAAGACTGCCGTTGATGATTATACTGCATTTTGTAGTCGTCGTGAAAGAGGTGAGTTTACTGATGATGCTTACTTCCAAAAACGAATTAATGAATTTGATGAAAAGCTGGTGATTAATAATCGTGGTAGTAAGTATGTTAAGCTTATATCCGATCGATCAGTTTGGGGATTTGTTGTTAAGAAAGATAGTGACAAATTCAAACGTGGTGATATTCTATTAGCCGCTTCATGGGCTGCACCAGCCACTAACAAAGCTCGAGGAAACATTTTCGAAGAATACAGTGTAGCTTGGACAGGACCTATGTACCTATGAGATTATTAGAAGGTTCAATTGTTGCTCTTAAAGAAATCACAAAGTGGACTGAAGTGTCCTACAATCAACCTAACCATACTTACTTTCTCAATGCAGCGGGTAAGTTGGTTGCTTATAAGATATCTGGTAAAGATAAGTTTGTAACATTTAAGAAGCCACTCATGTTCGATAAAGCAAGACGAAAATTCATAACACTTAAGGTAACAAAATAATATGGCATTTATTCACAAACCACTAGATCTAGGTTACGAAGATCTTACATGCGAAACGAAGTCTACCGGCAGAAAGTACATATCTCCAGATGGTAAAGATTATCCATCAGTTACAACTGTACTCAGTCATTTAGGTGAAGACGCTATTCGTGCATGGCGAGCGCGGGTCGGCGAAGAGGAAGCAAATAAAATTTCGACCCGCGCTTCTAGACGTGGAACAACTGTGCATACAATGCTAGAAAAATATGTAGACAATGATCCTGATTACAAAGAAGGTGCAATGCCAGATATTGTAGCTACAGCATCAAGTCTATTTAAAACTCTTGAAGAAAACGTTAATGAAGTATGGGGTCAAGAACTGGCTCTTTATTCTGATCATCTTAATATGGCAGGTCGTGTTGATCTAGTTGGTGTATGGAATGGTGTTCCATCTATTATTGATTATAAGACATCACGTAAGTTAAAGAAAAAAGAATACATCACTGGTTATTTCTTACAGTGTACAGCTTATGCTATCATGATTGAAGAAAGAACCGGTGTGCCAATTCCTCAAATTGTTATTGCAATTGCTGGTGATGAAGGTGAACAAATCTTTATCGAAAAACGTAATAATTGGATTAAACCATTACGTGAAGCAATCGCTGAGTATAACAGAAGAAAATTATTTGGAAGAAAATAGTGTACATTTATATTGAACTGTGTTATAATGGTTATATAAATTGGAAATAGGAAAGAAAATGCACAAGAACATTATATTAACAGATTGTGATGGAGTGTTGTGTGATTGGGAATACGCATTTCATCACTGGATGCTATTAGAAAATAAATTAAATGTCATTAATCCAGAAGAGTACAACGTTGGTGCTCAATTTAATTTATCAAGACAAGAAGGTAAAAGACTAGTTCGTGAGTTTAATGACTCTGCTGCTATTGCATTCTTACCACCTTTAAGAGATGCAGTCTATTATATGAAACGACTGAATATGCTACACGGTTATAAGTTTCATTGCATTACATCTCTTAGTACAAATAAGTATGCACAGAAGCTGCGTATTCAGAATCTAGAGTTATTGTTTGGTGATAACATATTTGATGACTATATTATCCTTGGATGTGGTGATGATAAAGATGATGCTCTTGAACCATACCGTGATAGTGAATGTTGGTGGATTGAAGATAAACCAAAGAATGCTGAGCTTGGTCAGTCTCTAGGTCTTAATTCGATACTAGTTGCTCACGACCATAATGCAGATTATAGCGGAGATATTCCACGTTATCAGAGATGGAAAGATATATATAAACATATTAGTGGAGAATTATAAATAACATGGCAACTAACAAAGAATATAGAGGGCAAATTTATTGAGCACACTAGTCATTACTGAGGAAAGCGGTTTTGAAGAATTTTATTGGAAAAATGCTAAGGACGTTACTATAAGTCCTAAGTTTCCAAAGAGAACACTTGCACTCGAATGGTTTAGTATGCATGAAGAATGGATGAAAGAATCAGATAGAGATTCCTTTGCAAATTTAATGTATATGAAAAGCAATAACTAAGGAAATATTATGCAATTATTAGGTAAAAATGTTTTATTAACTGAAGTGGAAAAAGAAACAAAAACTGCTGGTGGTATTATCCTCACTGGTGAAACATCAAAAGCTGTAAAGCCAGGATTGGTTCTAGGTGTAGGCGATCTTGTACTAAATATTCCAGTAGGTCATAGAGTCTATGTTGAATGGGACGGTGCAATGCCAATTGACTATAAGGGTGAAAGAGCATGTATTGTTGATTCATCTAAGATTAAAGCAGTACTAGGAGAAGACGGGCACTAATATGTCAAATGGACAATGGGAAGGCGGCAAAGGTAGTAATCAGCGCAAAGCCAATAATCAAAAACAGTTTGATAACAATTGGGATGCGATCTTCGGCAAAAAGGATTTACCATCTGGTGTCGATGATTGTGCTACAGCCGCGCAGGCCAGCGTCAGAGTGCAGCAAATGAATGGAAGAAGCAATCCAGTTAAGAAGAATATGGATAAGCTCCATAAACC